CTTCCCTATCGTGGTAAATTACGCCAATGACGAGATGGGCAGCATTACTGACACGCTTCCGGACTGCAAGATCACCAAGTTCGACGGCGGGGGCGGCTCGCAGGGCGATTCCAATGTTTCTGCAATCACATGCGAAATTGTGATCCTCTCCCCGATTCTCTGGAACGGTGTGCCCGCAAAGAAAGCCACCAGCGGGCTGAAGCTGTAGCGTGTTAAGTGACGTGCTGTTTCTTGCAGAAAAATGAAGTGGCAATGGAAAAGGCCGGGTATATCCGGCCTTTTTTGTGGAAAAAGTTCTATCGTGGAAGTCCCAAGAATGAGTTAGCGTTTGCGGATGTCAAATCGGACGCCAGTCCTGTCACCGGGGAAAAAGGGTGGGATAGAATGTTCTGTGATCTCACCTTTATCTTTTGCATATTTCGTTTCAACTGGACAGTTTCCAATGACATCTAATTTTAATTTGCTATATGAATAAAAGTCGCGTAAATGATAACCAAGCATACTGATAGTATGTTCAAGAATGGCGCATTTTCCATAATTAACCTGATTTTCAAATTTCTTTTTTATGCCTTCATAAATATCAGGACAAGTTTCACGGAACATTTCAATAGATATTTTTTGTTCAGCAAGCTCAATCAATTCAGCTTTTTTACTTTTTGGCGGAATGGTTATTTCGAACTTTTGCAAAAGACTTTTTATATCCTTGACAAGAGTCTGTTCGAGCATTGTCCCAAGACGCAATTCTGAAAAATCCGCCATGCAAAGCTCAGGATATTTTTTCCACATATATGGAAAGTTACCATCTTTCAAAAAAACGGCTTTCCATTTGTCAAATTCAGGCCAGCCCCATCGTCCCGGCAATAAAAATTGTTCATATGTCGAAATACTGTTGTTATGGGCGAGAGCGACGTACAGGTTGGCCTTGACGCGATTGTCGGCTTCCACCCCTGTCATGACTCGCAGATAGGCGGCTTCAAAACCGCGTGGAGCATTCAGGGCGGAACCGCCTATGACGCCTCGTTTTCGCATGGCCTTTTCCGCGTTCTTGCGGACGGAAGGATCGAGTGCCAATTTTGACGCCGAGATGGAGGTGGATTTTTTTCGCTGCCAGATCCACCGAATTATGGCGACTATAAGGACGCAAATGATGAAATCCCTCATGGTTCCTCCTTTCTGAACTCAGAAGTATGGGGTTTCGCGCGGATACGCAATCTCCATTCTCATCTTGGGTGAAAAACTGTTGACACAAAACCTGTAAACCTGTAATTCGAAGTCAGCAAGGAGGTGTTGTGGCAGATAAAAAGAACCTGACTATTCAAATTAAGGAAGAGGAGCATCGGAAACTCAAAGCTAAAGCGGCGGAACAAGGTTTAACCATTAAGGAGGCTGTTCTTTCCGCTTTAGATAAGATGTTTCCGGGATGGCGGAAATAACAAAGTAAAACACAGCCCGGCGTAGTGGTAACGACACCACA